TCAGCCTGTCTAGCGGATATTTCTTCACGCTTAGACTCCCTCCTAATGCGATTAGTCGTGGAGGCGCATTCACGGCAGATGCTTTGCCTACCGTCCTTGTTTCTAGAACTTTTGTTGAAAGAATCTAGAGGCAAGGGCCTCTGGCATGAGTAACATGTTTTCATTTACCCATTATAGCATCAATCAAATCCTAATCGAAACGCTCGACCCACAATCCAGAGTCGAAGTCAACTTGGAAGAAGCATCCAAACAGTGGCCCGTGTCGATTCTTCCTACCGGCGATTTCAACTACATCCGTATCGTCGTGACGGTGGATAGCAATGGCTAGGTTAGCGTCATACTCAATACCGCTAGACCATGCAATCTGTGATAGCAATGGCGGTGCGTCACGCTTGTCGTTGTCCTCATCGGTGACAGCGGTGATGCTGATAATCGGGATAGAGTTTGCTACCGCTAGCAACTTGATTTCCCGAGACAGGTTCAACATTCTTGGGGTCATTTGTTGTGTCTCGGCATTGTCGCTCATCAACTGTAGATAGTCTAGAACAACAATGTCAGGGCGGTGTGTGTCGATCTTGGCCTGAATCGTGTTAGGTGTAACCTTTGCGTTTCCTTGATTGGATACAACAATGAAGTCTGCCGCGTTTTCGAACTTCTTCTTAGCCCATGTGCGGAAGTCATCTGAGTCTACCTCACCACGAGCGAGGTTGCTCATCTTAAACCGGGCCTCACTCATCATAGCATAGATTCGCTCACGGTATTCCTCCGGGCTCATTTCCAGAGAGATAACCATAACCTTTCGACCCTGAAGCCATGCATTGACGGCCAAGAGTCCGGACCACATGGACTTACCGCGTCCAGTGTAACCCATTAGGACAATAGAATGTCCCGGTGCCATACCTGTTGGGTAGGCGGAATCGATGGCATCAAAGCCGGTGGAAATACCGGGCGTTCCATCGTTAGCCTCGCTGATTTCGTGCAACTTGTCAAAGTGCTCGGTAGCCGCATCAATATCGATAAGGCTCAGGTCACGAACACTGTAGGTGTGCTGCCCCAACTTTGACAGGCAGAAGAAAGCCTTTGACAAGCGCTGGGATGATCGTATGGATCGTGAAAACGCATACTACGACAACCGAATCAAGAGAGTCGAAGACGCAATCGAGAAGGAGCAGAAGGCTGAAGACATTCGCCAGAAGATTTACGAGGCTGAGAAGCGTCGTATTGAGCGAATGGCTGAACTATACAACAAGAACATTGACTTCAACTCCGCCCTAAATACCGGCAACTTGGACGAAGCCGCAAAGATCAGCAATGATATGCGTGCCCAGACCGAACAGTGGATGACCGATGACACCATGGCATCCAGTGGTGACGCATCCAAGGCTCGTGTCGATGCCCTTAACAAGCAGAAGGACAGCATCGAAGCGGCAAAGAAGGCCCGACTAGAGTCCCTAGAGGAAGTCAAGAAGGCTGAGGAAGAGTCACTAAAGCACTCTCAGGAAATGGAGAAGAAGCGCCTAGAGGCCGGTAAGGAAGCGACACGAAAGTATTACGAAGACAAGAAGAGGTCGACTCAGGCAGAACTTGATGACCATCGTCGCAAGTTGGAAATCGAGTTGGCTACCATCCGTGCCTACATTCCACGTAACGAGGCGGAACTTCGCGCGCAGGCCCAACGTATTGATGATGCCTACAGGACTTATGGAGTCAAGTTGAAGGGATACGGAGATTCATGGTCCAAGCACATCGGTAAGGTCTTGAACCAGAACGTAAAGAACTCCGGGGAGTCACTACGCTCTGACGTTGCATGGGCAAGCATCGGTAATAGTATTGCATCCGGCTTGCTAAAGGGTGGTTTCGGAATGACCCCTAAGCAGTTCGCTGCATGGTTGAATGGTGGAGACGCACCATCGGGTTCCATCTTTGCACCTACCGCCGCCTATAAGCGTACCAAGAAGCAGCAGGAAGCCTTTGATCTTCGTCACCAAGGCATGGACTCACACACTGGCTCCATTGCCGGTGTGACACAGGGTAAGCGTACCGGATGGTCCGGTCAGCGTGGTACTGGTTCCGAAATGTGGGTAAACGTTCTAAAGGGTCAGGGTATTCTTACACGTAAAGCAACTGACACCCTTGGCAAGGAAAATATCGATGCCCTTAACAAGGGCAAGTTGCCAAAGAACACTGGCCCATGGGGACAGACGGGTGTCGGTGCTGCGATGATTGCCGGTGCTGCAAAGAATGTAATGAATCAGGTTCTAATGGGGCTTGCAGTGCGTCGTATACAGCAGATGGAGGGCGTAGGAGAATACGCAGCCAAGGCCGGTAGTTCTGGAATGTACGGAAACGTTGCATTGTCTCAGGAGCAGTTGAACAACGCAGCAACCATTATCGGAGTCGGTAAGTCCATGGGCGCTTCTCAGCGAGACTTGGTTATCGCTATCATGACCGCTATGCAGGAGTCCACCCTACGCAACCTAAACTACGGTGACCGCGACTCATTGGGTCTATTCCAGCAGCGTCCTTCACAGGGATGGGGTACTCCAGATCAGATTAGAAACCCAACTTACGCTGCCCGTAAGTTCTTTGAATCATTGCTTAGGGTCAAGGATCGTGGAAAGATGACCTTGACTCACGCTGCTCAGGCTGTCCAGCGTTCTGCATATCCAGAGGCTTACGCCAAGTGGGAGGCAATGGCTCGACAGGTCGTTGGTGGAACGCAGATTATCGGTGCTGACCTTTACCGTGGCTTGGGCCGTGGAATTAATCTAGGTCAGTACGGCACGGCAGGAGCCAGTGGCTCATGGGTAATGCCAGCAGCCGGTCCTGTAACCTCTCACTATGGTATGCGTGTCAACCCAGTAACCGGAGCATATAGACTTCACGCCGGTTCTGACATTGGTGCTGCAAACGGATCAGCAATTTACGCTGCCAAGGGTGGCAGGGTTGTTTCCGTTCAGTCAGTCGCACGGTCTGGTGGATATGGTAACTACACTATCATCGACCACGGTGGCGGTCAGCGAACAGCATATGCTCACCAGAGCAAGGTTCTGGTTTCACCGGGACAGGTTGTCTCCGCTGGACAGACCATTGGTCGAGTTGGTTCTACTGGTAACTCCACCGGCCCTCACCTTCACTTCGAATACATAAAGAACGGTAGCCGAGTGAACCCTAACCAGATTTTCCCATCCCTAAACATTGGTGGATGGACAATGAGCGATGGTCTTGCCAAGTTGCACAAGGACGAGGCGGTATTGACAAAGCCACTTTCATCAGACTTGAAGGAGGGTGTCGGCAGACTTGCTAAGGGAGATTTGGCAGAGTATAATATTACAGTGGACCTTAGAGGATCAGTCATCCAGAGCGATGTAGATATTGAGAAGGCTCTTAACAAGGCTCTTGAAAAGCGAGAGTCACGACTAGGACGAACCAGAAGGGTCGGAGATAAGTAATGGTATACATGCCAAAGGGCTCTCTCATCAAGTGGGACGGCAATGCTATCACAGAGCATAACCGATCAGCACTCGATATCAGCGTAAACCGTATTGAAAACTCCAAGCGCATGGCTAACGGCACAATGCGTAAGTATGTAATTGCCGACAAGCGCGAGTTCTCTGTGTCTTGGGAAATGGTTCCTGATGCTACCGAAGCCACCGTTGACAAGAAGTGGGGCGGTGCAGATATGGAAGATTTCTATAACACACACCCGGGCGGATTTACCATGACTGTCACTGATGGAAGCGGTGTAGCAACTGACTATCAAGTCATGTTCACAGAATTCTCTAAGAAGATCAACAAGCGC